CTCTCCACTACCAGCTTTAATTCTTTTTCTTTTTTCATGTATATTTTTGTATAAACTCATTTGGTCAAACCTTTCTGTTTTTCATATGTCCTGAGTCCCCCGATACCGAGCATGCCGCCGAGAACAGTTAAAAGTGTACCCATATCAAATTCAGGCAGTTCTGGTAATTCTGCACCAGCAAAACTTGCACCAAATATAATTAGATCTTTTACGATAAAGTGATAGGCAAAAGCAATCGCACAGACCCACCCAACTGCTGGGCGCCAGCCGCCCTTAAATATAGAACCACTTGCTGCCTCTGCTTTATTAATCTCTAACTGAGCAAGCAAAGCCTCCTGAGCATGTTTTTCGGACATGGTGGCTATCTCGTGTGCCAACTTAGCCTTTTGATCTGCATCAGGTATAAATTTATCTAATAATCCTGTAACTGGTCCTATCAACGCCTGTAACATTAATACACCCTCACTTTTTTTTCATTAACTTCTGGTACAAGTTTGCATATACATTCATATGTTATTGTCTGCCCTGTATCATTTTTATACTGCTGTTCATTTAAATACTTCGTATAATATATACAATCTGCAACTGATTTAAAATATATAGCTCCCTGCGCCATGCCACCAAGATAACATGCCAACGCAAATGCTGTCATTATAAATCTACCTGTGGTGTTCTTACTACAGCATACTCTTGTATACTCAAAATGACCTGTATTCTATTTGCATGTCCTGCTTGTACTTTAACAACTTCTCCAGCATTTAAAATAAGATCTTTGGCAGTATCTGGCAAAAACTCAAATGTTGAAAACGCAGCCACACTAGAATTTGTAGTATAAAAAAATTCATGATTAGTTACAGCTCCAGCTCCACCATCTACACCATCTCCAGTTATAGTAATAGTAAGAGTACTTGCACTGCTAGATTTGTTCATAACTAATATAGAATGTATAGAAGATGCATTAAAATCTGCATTAGAAGGCGCTGTATATATAGTTTTTTTATCTGTTGTTGTTAAATCTATTTTAACATTAAGTAGACCTTGAACATATTGAGGTATACTAGTAACTAACATTATCTTCTTCCATCTTGTACAATATTTACTTGAGGCGATCCTAATTTAAACTTTGTGCCTAGTTCAGTGGCTTCTACACGCAATACAAAAGTTCTGCCCCTAACTCTTACATCTAGTTTTTCTGTATAAACCTCTACAGGATTAGTTGATGTTCTTTGTGATGTATTACTGTCATCAGTTTGTGTAAATCCAGAACCTGAGTGTGTTCTTGCTTTTATGGTAAAGTCGACTTGTGGGTTTATTGAAGTAGAGCCTGTAAAATTAACATCTGGAACTATTCTACTTATAGATGAAAATCTATCAACGCCACCTAATGCCATTGGAGCAGATTCAATAAACGCTGTCATTTTGCTGCCATCATCATCAAATCCAGTTTCATGATTAAATAAATGCTGACTACCTGTAGCTATTGGTAATGATCTTATACCTCTGTCAAGCCATGCTTGTCTTGCAAGAGTACCAAAATACCATATGTTTTCCAAATAATTATATATTACATACTTGTCTATTTCTGTGCTGCTTGCACTAGGATAAAACCACCATACCTCACTAAACTCTGTATTAGCTCCTACATGTACTTTGTTTCTTTCTTCAACATTTAAATCAAAAAAAACTTTGTCTTTTACACTACATGGCAACTGCTGTGTTTGCCCTGAATAGATATAAAATGTATCCACGCCCATCCAATAAACATTATCGTCTATGGCTATAGCTGATGATGGACTCATTATTGTTATATTCTTTGATAACTCTTTTATACCAAAAGTAAATGGTGGTCCTATAAATCTCATGGCATGTAATGTTTTGTTTGTAAAAACTAATATCTGTTCTTTTGTCTCTACAGCTTGTACAAATGTAGATCCTCCACCTAATCTAAGATCTCCTGCTGTATTGGTAGCTGTTGGAAAAAAATCAACAGGATTTTCTTGTGATGAAAATCTAACTAACAAAGGATCTTGCACGCCATCACCTCTTTTAGTCGCCTCTTGGTCAGCATTTGACGCAGTGGGTGCTTGACCTAATCCATCACAACCAAAAACAATTACATGTCGATCTTGGTCTGATACAAGAACTTGTTTAGCAACTCTAGGAACACTAGTTTCTCCTGAAAATGTGTTTGTAGAGCTAAGTTCTACTGCCCTGCTTGATATACTGGTTGTTTTATCCCAATAAAATAGACCACCATCTCTTGGATTAATTATTAAGTCCTCACCAAAATTATCATGTGACCATGTTCTTATTTGCGCACCGGGTATTCTAACAGATGCTGCATTGCCCCACCCAATAAAATCCTTAAGATTTACACTATCAACAAGCTCATTACCAACCGCTAATCTAACAAGAGTTCCGTCTGCATGAGAAGTTGCAACTGAAAAAGAATTAGAATCTTGAGTGCTACTTGCATCTCCTGTAAAAGGTGTTGAGTTTGCATGTAACCCACTATGTCCTCTTACTACCGTTAAATCATTAGTTGAAACTCCAGAAACAAATAATAATTCTTTTTCTATTAAAATAACATCACCTGTAGATATTCCAGTCCCACTTGCAACCGTTAAGGTTGTATCTGAGTTAGAAAAAGTGCCACCTTCATTTATTGTTGTTGCTAAAGCATCAGATGTTGTACCACTCCATTGTCCAGCACCCCAGCCAGTTCCACCAACTGTATTATCAAGTCCTACATTAAGTTGAAATTTTAAAGTAACACTTCCTGAACTTTTTGCTGCACCAGTTGTAGCAGAACTTGCAGTAGTACCAACATTTATTCTAAATTGATTAGAACTTACAAGTTCTGTTATTTGATGTTCTGCATTTAAAACTGAAGCTGCTATTCCACCAACAGAAGTATCTGCATTAGATATCGTAACGAAATCGTTAACATTTGCACCATGTGCATTTACATTTACAAGAACTGTTTGAAAAGCACTATCATCAGTATTGGATATTGTGTTAGTAGTAAAGGTAACATTAGTTTCTACTGTTGATCTTATAGGTGTTATGTCATTAAATGTTTGACCTTCTTCTATGTAATATTTTAAATGAGTTCCTATCCCTAAAAAGTCAGAGCCATCCAAAGCAACCCAATTATGTAATCTCCTAGCACTTCCTAAATATGTATTAGGGCTAAACTTTTCCCAGCCACCTATCTTTTCTGGAGAGCCTAATCTAAATCTTATCTTATCGCCATCAACAAAACCACCCTCATTACTATAAGGTGTAATATCAGACACAATACCAGACTTAAATGTTAATTTATTTAAAGGCATTAGAACGCACTCACTGATTTAGTTCCAGTATAAGCAGTTTCATCGATACTACCTGTACCATCATTAATTTCTTTTAGAGCAAAAGGTCTACTACTTCCATCAGTACCAGATATTGTACCAGTTAAACTAAAAGAACCATCTGTTGAATCTCTGTTCGCAGTGCTTGTAGCACCAGCAGATACTGTTGCACTAAACGGATCACTGCCAGATAACACACATGATATTGCTAAATTGTTCGTAAATATAAATCGTCTACCTGCTGTTGGTCCTGTAACACTTACGTTTTTAATTTGGTTAAATGCTCCACGACCACCTATAATTCTAACAACAGCTTTACCTGTGTTTGAATCTATAAACATTTCAATATCAAAACTACCTGAATTACCATTATTAACGCCAACTAAAGCATTATTCCATTTCATAAAACGATATGTAGCACCTGCATGAGAATGAGTTGTATTTGTACTTGGTCGTTTGGAAGTGCCGCCATCAAACGTACTTGTGCCTCCTGTCCCACCTGAAGTTGATGGACCAGAGATACGACCACTTATTGGTGTACCATCTTCCATAAACGCATGAGTAAAAGACATCCCAAAATCAGATCTATTTATGTTATCAAGTCCTACCCCACCAAAAAGAGTTGTAAAACCCGTTGTATAATATGTTTCGTTAACTAGACCAGTGGTGTTAGATGAATCTTGTGGCCTTCTAATAGTTGTGTTTCCATCACCAAAACTAACACCACCACCAGTTCCAACGGAATTACCAGAACCTCTGCTATCACTAACTAAAGCAGTATCAAAAGTATGTGTGTCAGTTTGTACTACAACTGTAGAATTATCTGCTTCACTTATTGTGGTTGTTCCAGAGTTACTTGTTGAACTTTGTGATGATGTAAATGTTTTTAACGTAGATTGAACATTACCACTACCTTTTAATTCTAATGTTGTGCTAGAGTTATTTGTTAATGGTGAGCCAGAAGAATTTGTAATATTATTTCCATTTGTATCTAATATTATTTTTTTGTGAGAAGAGTCATTATTCATCTGTAGATTACCAGAAATAGCACCTGATAGTTTAAACAGTTGTATTGGTAATTTACTTTTAGCTGTACCAGCTTTATCATTCAAAACACCAGATGAGCTAACTTCAGTAAATCCTACGTTTGTTATTAATGGTATTGCCATTTATCACCTAAAATTTAATTGATTCTACAAAAGTAAATATACTTCCATTTTGATTTATTGCTATTGCAAAAGATACTGAATTACCAAGACTAACACCTTGAGAATTAGATGGATAACTAATTGTTAATGTGTTAGATGAACTTGTTTTATCCACGATTATATACTGACCTATTGCTAAACTTCCTATCGCCAAAGTCAAAGCTACGTTATTACTAGATGTATCTACTTTCTGATAATGTGATTGTGCTACAGTTGGTGTTAATGTGTGTGTAGTTGATGTTATAGGACTTGGCACTGTCACAAGATTTGCATTAAAGTATGTAGAAAAGGTAGCAGCAGTAGTCTGCCTCATTGTGCCACCATCATTTGTTACGATACCATCACCTGCTGCAACTGCTGTAGTTCCAGCGCTTGTACCACCGTCCATAAGATTTATTTCTGCCGCAGTAGATGTAATTTTTGTACCACCAAAAGCAAAGCCATCTAATAGATCAGTTACTTTAGCACCCGACCCTGCACCATCTGCAAATATAAGACCTTTAGCTCCATCTGGAAT